AGGGAACTTGCGAAGAGCACGAAAAATCAAATTTAATAAATATAGTTACTTCTGTTATACTAAAGCTCAACAAATAAAGACGACCTCAATTCTCTCAATATCTCCTGCTTACTATGCTGCTTACCAATCGGTTTTCTGCTGAATATAACTCTATTATCATGTCTCAGAAAACAGGATGAATGATCTAGCAAATCCATGATTGAGTGTTCCTGCAGAGATTTCATAGCCAATAACACCCATTGATTAGTATCTGAGTCTGACTTATGTGAATATTCGGCTAGAAGATTTCCTGCCACCTGAGTTAACTTATATATCAAGGACCTGTCATATGAAACTCCATCAAAATCACTAGACAGTAGATAACCTCTCTTCCTAGAGCATTTGATTGCACCTTGATCTATACATTTGTGAACCAAAGAATTCATAATGACCTTCTTCCTGTAATAATCCTCAGCAAATAATAAAAATTCAGATGAAACTTGGCAAGATTTATAACTGTGTCCAGGTAGTAGTCCGCCCATCATGTCAAAATCTTCTTCAAATTCTTCTTCTGTCTCCTCATAAACTTCTTCTCCAACATTTATATCTTGTACCGCCATGCAAGCTGCTAAATCTTCATTGCTATCTGGGTCTCTAAACATGTCATCATCCAGCTCACTACTTGAGGTCTCTACTTTATCACCTATCCATACATTCAAGTAGCATTTTGATCCTTTAAAATTCTCCTCTATCCATTTGTCATTAGCATCGAATATTTTCTGATCTAAGCAATTCAGGATGTATTCTTCTGACGGATAATCGACAGTAACAGCAGAAAGCTTTCCATTAAATTTCCATTTACCAATATAATTACCAACCCTGAATTCTTCTCGCTCATATGATAAAGGATAATATGGACTGTCTACACCTGAATAATATTTGACATTGGGATATAAATCTAAACAGGTGACAGTCTTGATTTGCCGTCTAACTTTGACTGATGAATTACTTAATAGATATCTTATCTTTGTGTACATTTGGGGTTCAGGGTCGTCGGAATACATCCAATGTGTGCATGATCCTAGATGTGTTGACTCCTGGTTGATCAAGTCACTGAAATATTCATATCTCAGAAGTATATCAGCTCCTTCTACAACTTCCGGGTCTGCCATATCACCTATCCTCCGATCTCTCATAGTGTGCAAGATCAGTTGCTCGTCGGATGTTTGACAGTTAATAAATTCTACAGGTGGATATGAATTGCAGACTAATGTATGAACAGAGGTTTTCAGTACATTGCTGGTCTTGAATCTCATTGACCTGAACCTCTTTCCTTTAGCTGTTGAAGTTACTTGTTCACATAATAGAGAAGTTTCAGCATCTTCATTTAATATTTTTTCAACATGTAAAGGATTTCTCAATTGGTGATAGATAAAACTTGTTCCTGATTCCCCATAGCAGCCCATTTGCTCAAAGTAAGGTGAAGCATTTATAATGTGATCAGTGTCCGAACTTCCATATGTTAAAATTGATCTATAGGCTTTTGCTGATCTACTCCCTGCTATCTGAGATAATTTGATGCTCTTCATTTTTGCAGTAAGGTCTCTTGGAATTAATTTAGACTCATACTTCCCAATGGTTTTAAATTTTAAGTGGTTCTTTGTATCATGTCCAAACGGGGAGTCAGGATCTACTTTAACTATTCTAGGGTACCCTCCTGATAAGACATCTCTGCTAGGCAATAACAATGCACCTCTTGGAACCTTCCATTGCCTCCCAAACTTAATAATATTCATAAGTGAAATTGTTTCGGCTGATGATTGTGTACACCCAGAGTTAATTGCATCAAAATAGGAGTCATGACAATTTTTGAGGTCAGAAGTCAGGCAACCTGTTGTTTGGGGAGCTATTAGAGAATACAAGAACTTTATATCACACCTTGAAATTGAGTTATCACTAGCAAACATACTACAATATTCTCTCATTATCCAGGATATAATACACTTGTAGAAACTGTTCAAAGTTCCCATTAACATGTAGATTACGCCTGATTTCTCAGATATCCTCTCATACACTTTAGCTGCTTTATAGCAATCATCTTTCAATGACTCGACTGTCATGTTGTCAAGTTCTCTAGTATATTTATTATCATCTGTCTCTATGAATCTAGGAGCTGTGAAACCCATTGATATTACTGCATCATCACTTTCATTAAAATTGGACTTATAAACCTGCAATTCTCTAATATCTACATTCTTTTTTATGATCCTGAGAGACAAAGTGTTCTGGACTCTACTCATAAGTGCTCCATATACTGATGACGAGTTCTGACATATTCCGAGGCCCATGTGACTCCTTCCCAACTTCCCCACTACCCCATAATATGAATCAATTTCTTTCGAGAATTGCGGTAACCAAGGTGGAACTTCAAATACTTTAAACTCCATCATGAGTAACGATATCATAGGCAAGTAAGCTTCAGTAGTCCGTCTGCACATGAGAGCTGCAAGAAATGCAAAATTGATAGTATTGTTATTAGGGCCCCATTTGCTCCGATCATCAGTGTTCATTACCTTGTAATCACAGTCACCTAGATTCTCCTGGTCACTATAAAACTTTACTCTCTTGTCCTTATCATTAACTGTCACATCATGCATTTCAACTGCCAAATTCTTAAAAAACGACTCTGACATGTACTGAATTATTCTATACTCAGCTGAAAGAATGGATATTTCCCTATCAGAGTAATCATCAGGTTTCCCAAAGAGTCGCATTCCCAAGTCCTGTATACCCCTTTTATTGATGATCAGGAATGACAGCATTGAGGCAGAATCAGTTCCATACTCTTCAGCCAAGAGTTGTAAAGTAACTAACGCCTTTTCACAAGATGCTGGAACTGAAGAATGACTAGCCTTTAGGGTCATTAATTCAGTTAACATGGGCATGCTTTCTTGTATTTTCTTCAGATTGACCTTCACTGACCCAAGCTCAGATGACATTAGAACCGTGGAAGCTGGAGTCCAAGTGAATCGCCCCTTTGTCTTCTCTGAAAAAGTTTCGACCTTCCTAAAGTAGTTCAAATAAGCCATATCAAGATTTTCAGATTCCAGAACATCAATTTCAAAGGAAGATATGAGATCAATAGCCCCTGAACCATTATAAAGATTGATCTCTTTGTACAGGTCACCGATAGCCTTTGTTAAATGTCTTTTAGAACCATATTGATCATAGGGGCACAGTGACATGAAGAATATTTCATAACCGTGGTCCTCAAAGTCTAAACCCAGATAAGGAGTTCTGCCATGTTTATGTTCTCTGGAGAGCGATTCAGCCAGCAAGTACAGAGATAATTTTCCTCTAGATGATTCAACATAAGCCTCTAACACTTTCTTAGTTTGGTCTTTAATCAAGGTAGATTTCATAGTGCATCCAGTAGCTAAGTATCTATATAACTTGAAGAACTTCGAATTGCC